TCTAACTGATTATTAATTACAGTTAGTGTTAGTTGTTCTTTTATCATAATTAAAAAGGTAATGGAGCTTCAGGTTTGAGCTCCTCTTTAGGTTTATTTTCATCCATAAACTCTTGGTAAGTCTTGGTCCAGGAAGGTGTAAGCTTTACAAACTTTCTTGCATCATCAGACATGTTGTCCTTAACGCAATCTTCAATTGTATCCACAATAAGATTATCATATATCTCCTCAGTTAACCAACCCTTCTTAAGGAATAGTTTTATAGCAGCAGGATAATCAGTATGCCTAAGATTAGATAGATCTAATTTACTATTCATAATATTAAAATTATTAGTAGCCATGCTATTAGTTATAGTATAGTACTCAGCTTTGAAAAGCTTATAGATATAGTACATAGAATTCTCATAGTTACAATTGAATACCATCTCTGCAGCAACATTGCGATTTTCTATGTCAGCGTTAAACATGCTAAATAGAGTATGATATACAGACTCATCTATGGTAACACGTTCTATAGAATTAAAGATCAACTCTTCATCTATAACAGGAGTCTTAGTAGATAGGATACGATATAACATCTCTACAGTTCTTGGATGCAAGAAGTTAAAGTCTCTCTCACTATTATGTAGGGGTGACCAAGAATCATAGTATCTGTAATATGCTCTAGAGAATAATACACGGTCCTCAGTATCCATTATAGTAGTGAAGACAGCACCTTTTAGTTTTATCTTTTCCCTACTAAAATCATCAGACATCTTATACTGAATTACAGAACAGTCTTTAACTATAAGACTATTAGGAACTTGTTGGTCTACATTACCTAAATTTACATTATTACTATGACCAATAAAGAAATCTGCTTTAGATGCTTCATTAGTAATCGTCCAGTTATTTATGCGAGCAATGTCTCTTAATTGACCAACACTATATTTACAACCGGGTATAACATACCCTTTAGATTTAGCAGGTAGAGAAACTAATGCACCCCCCTTGAGGAGTGCATTAATCTTTTCTACTGAATCATCATCTACAGTATACAGCCAGGTGTGAGGAAGCGGTTTATGCTTCTTATCTACACTGGCATATCTTACCTTTGTTTTAATAAATGGTAACTGCTTCAGCATGGTGTCTGTTACATTACCGAGATTCAAATCCATTTTCATTACTTAACTGCGATGGCAGCGATGTTAGCGTTTAACATTAACTTGGTGAACTTCTTACTTCCGTTAAGAATACCCTTGATAATAGCATACTTCAAGTCATTAGTGAAGATGTCCTTATCAACGATGAAATTAGTAATACGGTCAATGATCTTTTGATCTACGGTATTATCTGCACTATAGTGAACAGCATAGTTATTAAAGCGTAATGCTAAAACACTAGCAATGTCTGCACGGTATGCATCATCCTTACCTATACAAGCTCCCATCTGACCCTTAACATACTCCCAGCTGTTGTTAGTCAACATATCTTTAGGAGTAATCAACTTATCCAACTTGTTGTTAATGAACGTAGTAAATAGTGTAGCAAACTCGCTACCTACACTACCCTCACCAATCATTTGAATAAGTGGTAAGTCTTTCTCAAAGCTCTCTATACTAGATATAGAATTAAAGAAAGTAGTAATACTACGAGCATTAGTTGTCTGTGTAACCAACTCAGGATGCATCAACAAAAAGTTAATACAACGAGAGTCAATGTTATTCTCCTCTGCCCAACGAGCCCAGCAATCTGCATCAAACTTCAAGTAAGCTGTGATAAAACGAGTCTTCTGAGCAGCATCCATAGATGTTACTTGGTAGTCACCGTTATCAGGATTACTAGTCAATACAATATGCCAGTTCTTAGGTAATTCCCATGAGATATACTTTTGACGGTCAATTAATTCCATTGCCGCTTGGGTAAATCTTTGGTCAGCACGGCTGTAGTCATCTAAGATTAAGATACCACCTTCTTCTTTACCTTGGATCCACTCTGGAGCTGCATAACCCATACGCTTTTCTCCACTAGGAACATACTTATTCTGAATATACATAGGCATGATGTTCTCAGGTACCCACTTGGCTAACTTCTTTCCATCATCTGTAGTCTTAACTACTTCAAATTCTTTAATAGGAAAACCAGTAAGGTCACCTAGCTCTTCTATCTGAGCAAGGTTTAACTTAACTACATCTAGTCCTAGCTCTTTACCAATCTGCAAAATGGTAGTTGTCTTACCAATACCTGCCTCACCCTCAATGTTCACTGCTACAGGAATCTTTCCTTCAGTTTGAATATGCTGGTTATTCTTTACAATGTGACCAATAAAGGTCTTCAACTCGTCTGTGTTTAAGTTAACTTGATTTGCGCTCATACTCTTAGTTTAATTTAATTTGTGGACCCGGAAGTGAGTCATTTATACTGCCACTGGTAGAGATTACCCATAGCATTTTGCCTCTTGGCTTTACAGAACAATCACATTCGCCATCTGTTAAGTATATCAAACAAGTATACTTATCTTGGCTCTCATTGTACAATTCTAAAACTGGATCAAACTCGGTACCTCCGCGTCCATGAAGTTCAATCTTGTCTCCAGCTTTATATGGACCAATATGTTGAATTCTTGAATCACATTGTACAATAGTTATCTCTGCACCCGTCTTATTAATATGATCTATCTCGTGGAAGAACTCTTGTACTTCCTTATCACTAACGGAACCGCTAGTATCTACAGCAACTAAGATATGCTTACGGTGTTTAATCTTAAGACCTGGGTTATCCTCAAATCTTTTATTAAACTTACGTCTAAGCTTCTTAGTAAATACTTTCTGACTACCTCCAGTAAAGCGTCTAAGATATGCTTTCCAGTCAAACTTAGGCGGCTCACTACTGTTAAGTTTGTCTAGTAAACCCTTGAGTTCTCCAGGTACATGACCTCTAGACTTTGTTACTTGATCTGCAATCTCCTTAAGCTGATGCTCTACTTGCTTTTGTATAAGCTTCTGTTCAGCCTCACTTAAGTCTTTAAAATCATCCCATGTGCTATGATCAGGAACAGGTTTGCCATTACCATAGGTAGGTTGATCTTCCTCCATAGCTTTCATCATCTTCTCAAACTCACTAGTACCATCTCCATTATCTTTCTGCTCTTGTAGTAGTTTATAATACTCTCTACAGCCAGCCTTAAGTGGAAGATTCATAGGTGCAAACATCTCATTGTCAATGGTGCAACCACCGTCAGGAAGATACTGTGCATCTATATACTGATTAATTTCCAAATCCATTGCTATGTTAGCCAGGTTCTTATCTGGAAAATCATTATGTATGGTAAGATGGAAAAATGCAATATGCAATAGCTCATGCTTTAGCAGACCAATATGGTGCTCAGGACTTAAGCCTTCCCAAAACTCCTCGTTGATCATTAACTGGAAGTTTATGTTATGCTTGCACACACCTGCAGTAGGAATTCTATTACTCCATATTTTATTTAGTCCAATAAGAAAGAGCCCATAAAAAGGCTCCTTCAACATTAGTTCTTTACTAGCTTTAGCTAGACTATCTTGTTTTGTCATTTACCTTTAGGTATTAATGTTAGTTGATACTTCTCCATGAATGTAAACCCAGCAGTTTCTAATTGCTTCCCTAACTCATCTGCAAATCTGTTAATGAAGAACCCCATAGCTATAGGATCCATGTCCTTAGTCTTATGAAGTATATCATACATACTATTCCAAGTAAGTACACTGCTGTACTCTAAACCTGTAAGTTCCTTTAACTTCTCTGCTGTAGTCTGATCAAGATCTAGATTCTTGTATCCAGCTTCTTTACATAACATAAGTATGTAGGGTAAGTTAGCTTGGATATCTGAAGAGTCAATAAGATTTTTAACTACAACATGGTTCTCTTTATCTACAGATTTAGCCATAGCTAACAAGTTCTTGTACGTTGCTTCGTCAAGTTTAAATACTTCTCCCATTAGTCTTCTATTTTTAAAGTTTTTAACATCCATACAGGAGGGTTATTCATATTAGTGATCCACTCCTTTGCACTTGGCAGATAACCATTGCAATCTTCTTTTACATGTTGCTCGCCTACATAGCGAGTCATAACTTTTTTACCTTTAGAGTTAATGAAAAAGGGTCCGAAGACCCTCTCACATTCAAATATACCTTCACTGTGGTGCCTAAACAATCTATGCATACTGTGACCATACCAGGCCTTAGTAGCATCAAACCACTCGTGAATGTGCATGTACTCCTCAGGTTCACCACCCCACTTCTTAGCGGAGCTTCTACAATGATCATACGGATGCGCCATTATTCTCCCCAATCTATGTTTATAAGATCAACAGAACTATAAGCATCAGTAAGTTCTCTTACATAACCATCAACGTTTATTGTTGGTTCATCGTCCTCAAAACTAATCATTACAGTACCGTAACCACCATCATTATTATACCAGTCATAATCATAATGATCATGAAGTATACGATAAGCTAGGTCTTGAAGATCACCTTCAAACCTGTCACTAAGGTCATCTCCATCTATATTATCTCCATGAAATTCTACATCTTCTACCTGACCAGAGTCTCCTTGGCCATCATATCTAATCTCTACACTTGTAACACCTGCATCTTTTAATGCTGTGAATAACGTTGCTAATTTTAAACTTGCCATATTACTTTTGTTTATAGAACCTACCCAGTATGTTTGCGTTTAACCAGAAGTCTTTCTCTAGTACTTCATACATGAACTGGTACTTTACCTCTTGATAAGAAAGCTCTGTCTTAGAGTAGCATATCTTTAGGATAGTCCTTTTGATTTGTACCCCAGCCTTATGAGCTGCCTTAAGTTTTTCATTACTACTATAGTAGTTCTGATATACAATCTTTTTTACACGCTTGTAGTTCTTCAGGCGTTTGTCAGTGGGCAATGCCTTCTTAGAAAGCTTTGTCTTAACATCCGCAAAGAAGTTCTTCTTGCCTATGTAGGACTTGCGTTCACCATCCAGGATAACATCCATCTGATAAACAAATCCTACAGCACCATCAGGAATCATGTCCTCGGTAAATTCTTAAAGTGGTATATCCAACTCATTTCTTTAGTGCTTCTTTTAATAAAGGGTGTAAACTTTCGTGCGTCCTATCTATACCATAATCCATAACAGAATCTGATAAGTCTTTAGACATAGGTAGGATAACTTTATTTAACCCGTAAATAGTCTTGTACTTTTCTGCAGATCTTATACCTGCTTCATCATAATCAAATAAAGTACAAATAGCTTTATAACGATCTTTATACATTGCAATTGA